AATGGGATGATGCTTATGATGAGAAAATGGATAAGCAAATTAGAATTATTAAAGATTATGATTTAGTGGAACTTTCGTTAGTGGATAGTCCAGCAAATCAATTTGCAAATATTATTTCTGTAGAAAAAGTAGACGGTGTAGATATTGTTAAAGGTGCAGACACTGTAATTGAAAATGTTTTTTGGGATAAAGATTCTGGAATTGTAATGGTTTCTGAGAATGAATCAGAAGTTAGTCCAACCACAGGTAGCGTAATGCAAAATATAGGTTTCGTTGAAAAAACAGACAACGAAAAAACAACAATGATAAAGTTCTTAGTAGATAGTGCTAAAGGCATTAAAACTTCTAAGATTAACAAGGAGGCAAGTCCTATGGCAAAAACAACAAAAGTAGAAGTTGAAAAAACTGATGCAGTAGTTGAAAATGTTGAGGTCGCTCCACAGGCAGATGCCGTAGTTGAAACAACTGAAGTTGCTAAGGCAGAAGAGGCCCCAGCAGTTGAAGAAGTTGTAAAGGCTGAAGAAGCCACAACTCCTGAAGTTGCTAAGGCTGAAGAAGCACCAGCAGCAGCAGAAGTTGTTGAAACAACTGCAGAAGTATCTAAAACTGATGATGTAGTTGCAGAGTCAATTACAGAAATTAAAAATACTCTTACATCAGCCTTTAGCGATCTAGTAGCAACTGTTAAGTCTCTACAAGAGCAAGTTGCAACAGTAAGCAAGTCCCTTGATTCTGTAAAATCAGAAGTACAGAGTGCAAAGGACGAATTTAATGAGTTTGGTAAGCGTGTAGATGCTGTAGAGGCAGATACTGCTTTCCGAAAGTCTGGAGATCTCGGAGAGATTATTCAGGAAGAGCCAGCGATGGTTCAAAAATCCTTATGGGGCGGACGTTTCCTCAAAACAGCCGATCTATTTAGATAGAAAATCACTTAGGAGGTGACAATATGTCGGAAGAGATTAAGAAAAATCAACCAGGTTCTGTAGGTTCCGCTGACGGTTTATACCAAGGTCAGGGAGGCTTCGCATCTGGTGGAGTTGGTGGTGTAAGTAACCCAGGTGCAGATACACTTGGAAACATCCCAACAGCAAACTTTGGTGTTACAACTGGTCCTAATGCCGTAAATCCTTCGGGTGATGCTGCAAGTGGAATTTTACGTCCTGAGCAGGCACGTCGTTTCATTGATTACGTATGGGATGCTACCGTTCTTGCACAAGACGGACGTCGTGTAACAATGAGAGCAAACACCATGGAACTTGAAAAAGTTAACGTTGGTGAGCGTGTAATCCGTGCTGCTGCACAGGCAGATGGTTCATACACAAACACTGGTGCTACATTCAGCAAAGTAGAACTTACAACCAAGAAGATTCGTCTAGACTGGGAAGTAACTGCTGAAGCACTTGAAGACAATGTCGAGGGGGCTGCACTAGAAGATCACCTAGTTCGTTTGATGACAAATGCATTTGCAAATGACATCGAAGATCTAGCAATCAATGGTGATGGCACTACCTCTCCATTCCTTTCAATTATGGATGGTTTCGTAAAGAAAGCAACTGAAGGCGATGCACACGAAGCAGCAGTAACTGTTGCAGATAATGCATGGGCTCCAGAAGTTATGCAGGAAATCATTCTTGCAATGCCACGTAAGTATCGTGCCCTAAAGAACAATCTAAAGTTCTATGCAGGTACAGATGCTTTTGCTGGTATCGTAAAGAACAACGGTACTCTTGCTGATGCAGTTGCTGAAGCGTTTGCTGGTCGTATGCCAGGAAGCACTCAAAGCAATCGTCAGAACTACCTTGATGGACAAGGTCAGACATTCGGTGGAGCACGTACAACTCGTGTTCTAGGTATCGATGTACAAGAAGTTCCTTACTACCCAGAAGGTTATGTCGATTTGACATTCCCTGCTAACCGTGTGTGGGGCTTCCAACGAGATATTATCGTTAACCGTGCATACCAACCAAAGAAAGATACAATTGAATACACAGTATTCGTTCGCTTTGGTATCCAATGGGAAGAAGAAGACGCAATTGCGTATGCAGACGCTGCATCAGATTCATAATCTGACTTAGCGTATTCCTTTTAAGGGGAGTGGGGATTTGTTTCTCTACTCCCCTTAAGTAATCTGTTATAATTAGTTAGTTAGGAGGAAAGATGTCTGATTATAAAGAAAATATTGAAGAAATTCAAGTAGAAGAATTAATTGAGGCCCCAGTTGCTGAAGAAACAAAAACGCAAGAAGTGGCTTCTGAATTTGGAATTGAGTCATCTATTTCTGAAGTAGAAGAAACAAAAGATGATGAAATAATTAGTTCTCCAGAAAAAGAATTTTCTGTTCCAGCAGTTCCTGCAATGAATGTAGGACAGAGTGGAGCGATTTCATCTGGGGGAGCAAATAAAAAAGATAAGCCAAGTAAAAATAGTTCCGCAAAGGCAGATGACACAGTTGCTGTTCATAGTACAAAAAATTTACATGCATCTGGATTAAAGTCAATTTATAAAGGATTTAATATTTTGTCAACAGCCCATGCAGATAAATGGCTTGCAAAAAGACCTAATGAGATTCGACTGGCTACACCAGAGGAAGTCGCTAAGGCTTTTGGCAAATAAGGGGTAATTGTGATAGTTTTAAGAGTTCCACCGTATCCAATTCAAATTACATACGATGTGCCAAACGCATCTACTGAATATCATTTAGAAATACAAGATATGGTGGACCTTTCTACTACTACTTTAGATGTAACATCAGATTCAAATAAAAAAGTTATTTTATCTTTAACAGGAGATTATGTTAAATATGATAACTCATATTTAATAAATATATATACAGATGATGACGGAGATCTTGGTAATATTGTAGTTACTGATAGTCTAGATATTACAAGACCATATGTAAATCCATCAACCTATTCAGATATTGCTTCAGAGCAAGCAGAATATCAATATAATGAAAGAATTGCAAGAACTTTAATTGATGCTATAACAGATGGATTTTATAACAAAAAAGTAATATATGAGCGCACAGGTTTAGGTGGAGACTTTATGCCATTAATTCCTAGAGCAAATCAAATTTTAAAAGTTTATGAAAATAATGTGCTTGTATATGATATTGACGATCTAGAAAATTCAACTCAATTATTTGAAATAACAAAAGATGGAACTGCAATTATTTATCAGTATACAGATGAGATTAATAGATCAGAAGGCGCTCCATTAATATTTCCATCTTCAAATGGCGATATAGTAGATTATGGATTCTGGACAACAGATACGTTTCCAAATGGATATGACTATACATTTATTTTAGAAGCAGGGTATCCAGTAGTTCCACTAGACATTCAGGATGCAACAAGAATGTTAATAGATGATATTAAGTGTGGAAAATTAGATTATTATAAGAGATATGTAGGTCAATATAATACCGACCAGTTTAGAATACAATATGATAAAAAGGTTTTTGATGGAACTGGTAATTTAATAGTAGATAAGATTCTGGAGAAATATCAAGAACCGATGTTTAATGCTGGAGTCCTCTAATGGCTTCATGTTGCAACTCTACAGACTTTATGTATCCAATGTGTGCAGATGTTTACTATGCAATTATTAGTCAAGATCAATATGGCAAAATAAAAAAACAATGGTTTTTTGATAGAACGATTGCTTGCAACGCTGCTCCTGCTGGCGGTGCTGGAACAGAAGAAATTGATCCTAAAGTATTTTTACAATATGAGAATAAATTAATTGCAAGAACTAAAGAAGATTTAAGAATTTCTAGCAGAGAAGAACAATATGCAGCAACTAACATTTTAATAACAAATATTAGAGATGGAAATCAAAATCTAATATATAAAGAAACTGCTGGTACTAGAAAAGGAAAAGGAACTATTTATGAAGTTGCTACCTTTCAACCATTTTCTGGGCCATTTGGAAATGTAGAATCTTTTAAGGCTTTATGGAGAAGAACTGAAAATCAATCAGTTGGTGATTAATGATTGCTGTAAATATTAACACAACTTCAATGCAGAGAAAGTTAAATAATCTTGTAGAGTACTCTCTTGGATTCTTAGAGGGTGTTGAAAGTGGTAAAAAAATATTTTTTGATCAATTAGGCAAAGGCGTAATAGAAGCATTAGGCCAATACATAGATGTTATGGCAAGAGCAGACGAAAAAGCCTTACACCATGTATATGAATGGTCTCAAGTTGGCCAAAGAAGTGGAAGATTATTTAATTTTACAACTACTGTAACAGGTGCTGGTATTGCTCTTAATGCAACATTTAGTCAATCAAAAACTGTTAAAGATGGATCAAACACTCCATTTTACAATAAGGCTAAAATTATGGAAAGTGGAACTGCAGTAACTATAAAGCCAAGAGGAAATAATCCACTTGTTTTTGAATCTAATGGCGAAACTATTTTTACTAAACGTCCTATATTAAATCAATTTCCAGGAGGACAAGAAGTTACTGGATCATTTGAAAGAGTGTTTGATACTTTTATGAGATATTATTTTACTCAATCATTTTTAAGAGCAAGCGGACTGTCTGACTATTTAGAAACTCCAACTATATTTAAAAGAAATCTTGCTGCTGGAATTAGAGGCGGTAAAGGAGTAGGAAGAGCAACTGGTATGAAATGGATCATTAATGCAAAGGTTAGTGTAGAATAGTACTATGGCTAGCATACAAGAATTAGGGTTTCCAGCAAAGTGGTTATTAAGATATATTAATGCTGAATTAGCAAAATATGATGAAATGGGAATGATAGATTCAGATAATTTTATGGCAATGTTTCCAACAAATTCGCCAACTAGTACGGAAGAACTTTATAATAATTTAATACAAAATTTTAATGCGGGAGA